AAATAGAAGGATTTTTTAATATTTTTAATAATGCAATACCTTATAAAGGATCAGCTTTGTCTGCATATATAAATTTTGCAAAAGAGCAGCCATCAGAACCACATTTTGACGAGACAGATAATTTCTACTGGCAGTGCATAGGTACTACAATTTGGAAATTTTATGCATCAGAAAAAAGATCATTTAGTCAATCTAATATTGATCCACTTTCCGAAGGATATTCGGAGTTCGAAGTTTCCGCTGGAGATGTAGTTTATATTCCTAGAGGAATGATCCATGATGTTTCAACAACAGGACCTAGAGCGGCCCTACAATTTAAATACAATATTCCTGAGTTGGGGTATTCTTTCAATTAAAAGAATGGTAGAATAGGTATATGGAATCAAATAAAAAGAGTTTATATAAATCAATTACGTGGCCAGTAGTGCACATAGGTTTCGTTGGAACTATGGTTTATTTTTTTGAGAAAGCTATTACTGGAGAAGCGCATTGGGAGTACGCTGGTTCATTTGCAATTATATACACGGCATGCGAAATGATTGGATACTTTTTACATGAAAGAGTATGGAACAAATTTGGGGCTAAGGTAAAGTAATGGGAAAACATAACGATAAGATTAAAAAGGCTTTAGAGCAAAGAATTGCAGCAACTCCAAATGGAGCGGGTTATAAAAAGCCAGGTTCCATGAATAAAAAGAAGACTGGTTACCGTGGTCAGAAAGCACAAGGTTCAAAGTAATTAATGGGAAACCACATCTGTGAGATTAAAGACTGTAAAGAAGAAGCAAAGTATATAACAACTACAGAGTCTAAAATGATAGAGATCTGTAAGCATCATTGGAATGAAAAATATAAATCATGAATGACTTAGAGCAGCAAAAAAATCTTGCTGTCGAATTGGATCTAAAGCATAAAGCAGAAATTGCTGCAAATAACCCTATTGCTGGCCCATGGAAGCAATCTACGTTTATTTGTCCAGACTGCATGACTGTTGTTATAATTAGGACAAGGCTTCCCTTTGATAACCCATTTAGAATTGCTTGCCCGTGCAAGTATTCTGGAATGCATAGAGCAACTCCATGGGAAGAAGTCCCAGAAGTACCAGTCAACTAAATAACAATAATGCTATAATAGAGTGATAGATGGATTTCTAGACCCATCTAAATACAACCTATAGGAGTAATAAAATGACAACAAACGGAATTAACGGTGGCGGATTCGAAGCTGCAAAGCCAGCAGGAACAAACGATATAAACGCACACTACTCAGACAATCCAGGTTCAGCATTTGCTGCAACAGATAAGTCTACACAGGATAGCGCTGGCGTAAACCAAGGCGGAAAGTAAGAATGGATCTATTTAAAAAGGAAGAGATTGTTGCTCCAACATTTGAAGCAGCAGTAATTTCAGCAGCAGCTAACGTTGCAGCAGCAGTTTCTACAAAAGTAGAGTGCACAAGAGACACAAGAGGCGATGCCCCATGTGCTGTTAAGAATTGTGAGAACTGTAACTAATGTGCGTAATGTGCGGTTGCGGTATGGGTGGAAACAACGGAAACATTGAATCCCCAAATACACCAATGATGGTAATACCAAATATATTTGGTGGAGACATAGATAGCATGTCTTCTAGTGGAATTCAAGATCGGGATTCCGAATCTACATATAACCCAAGCGGAGAAGTAGAAGACGACAATGACTAATAGTTTTAAAAAAGAAGATGGTACTGGCATGGTGCCACCAGCTAACGCTGGTGCACCTGCTGGTGCTGTTACAAGCGAAAGAACCCCAAAGAAATACCCTAGACAGGGTTTAAAGGTGGATACAAATAGACATGGAATAAGAAGAGAAACAAGTCTTGTTCCAAAGCCACCGAAGAAAACGGGCCGTAAGAAAGTTTAGCCGTGTGTAGAGAATGCGGTAGTTGTACCAAAGAGCATTATCCAACAATAGATGATGCTGTTGATAAAGTATTGGATAGCACAATAATATGAAAACAGTAGGAGAAAAGTTAGGCAATTTTGCCGTAACAGGCGTTAAGCCAGGAGCATTATCTTATGAAGATAGCTCATTTGAAGTAATCACACAAGACTCATTCCCAGGAAAATGGAAGATTATCGCTTTCTATCCAAAGGACTTTACATTTGTATGCCCAACAGAAATCGTTGCATATGATGCCTTAGTAAATGATTTTAATGATAGAGATACTGTTTTGCTTACAGGCTCAGTAGATAATGAATTTTGCAAGATCGCATGGAGAAATGCACATGATGATCTTAAAAAAACTAACTCATGGTCATTTGCAGACACTGCACATCAGTTAGCTAATGATCTTGGAGTTCACCACTCATCTGGTGTAACTTATCGTGCTACATTTATTGTAGACCCAGACAACATTATTCAGCATGTTACATGTAACAATTTAGATGTTGGTCGTAATGCTGATGAAGCTTTGCGTGTATTAGATGCACTCCAAACAGGTGAACTGTGTGCATGCAACAGACCACTCGGAGGAGAAACTCTATAATGTCATGGGTAGACCAGCTTAAGGATTCTCTTCCAGAGTATGCAAAGGACATCAAATTAAATCTTGATGCAGTTATTAATAGATCAACTATTGATCCTGAGCATGCTACATATCTTTCAATAGCAGCAGCATTTGCAACAGGAAATGCTAAGCTTCTTACTTTTATAGTTGCAAGCGCAACCGATGAGGTTGAAAAGAATGCGGCCCTTACAGCTGGTTCTATCATGGCACAAAACAATGTATGGTATCCATTTATTGAAATGGCTGATGACCCTAATCTAAAAGGTTTGCCAGCACAATTAAGAATGAATGCAATTTCAGCTCATGGCGGAACAACTAAAGCTAAATTTGAAGCATACTCATTAGCATCATCTATTATTGGTAAATGCCACTTCTGCGTTAAAGCACATTATGAAACTCTTAAAGAAGAAGGATATACAGTAGAGCAGCTAAGAGATATTGGCAGAATTTCTGCAACAATTAATGCTTTATCAAAGATACTTTCAGCATAATGCCTACAGAATATGGCGCTGTCGTAATATGTCAGTGCGGTAGATCTGCCTCTTATCCCGTCTGTGACGGTTCACACGGCAGGCCACCAGACGAACCTATATCAGAACACCCATCCGACCCAGACCCAAGCGAGAGCGGCTCCTGGAAGAGATGACAATACATCTTGAAGCATATTGTGTTATATGCAAAAAGAATGTCAAGGGTAGTTTAAAAGAATTAGTAGTGCAAGAATCAGGTAAATGGTTACACATAGGCGAATGCCCTGAGTGTTTTTATGAAATTAAAAGGATTGTTCCATGAAGCATTATTTAAATAGAATAAAATGTTATTTTAAGGGACACAATTTAATTGAAGCAGGACAATGCCCCTACACTGGATCAACCTATGATTATTGTGATAATTGTGAAATAATGATCCCAAGAGATTTAGCATTTTAAATAAGATATAATAGTATTATATGAGAAAGCTATTGAACAACGTATACCCCTTCTTACCTAAACTGTATCAAGGGGCAGAAGTTCATGAATTTGAAGAAGCTGTTAACCTAACTATACATACAAAAGCTCCAGGGAAATGGTTGCTCGTTGACTTAGAGACAGGTCAGGAGTATATTGGACTTGATGTACCAACACAATGGGGAAGATGGCGAAGGATAAAAGATAGATATGATAATTGACGTTAATAAGCCAGACAGTGACAAATGTCACTACTGCAATGAAGTAGGATTATACTGGGACCAAGTAGGAGCAACAATAATAACTGTATGTAAAAAGCATATGGGCAATTATTATGTAAGCTAAACATGTGCTATATATGCCATTACAGAGGCGAAATGTATCCTTATATAAACAAATATAATGATCTATTTATATTATGTAATGAATGTATGGCGGTAGCAGATGAGATAAAAGAATATAACGTAAACTTAGTAAAGATGTTTGAAGACTGGGCTGTTGCACAGATAGAGTCTTTGGACGATAATGGCTAGAGAGTGGTCAGATAAGTCTGAATGGATCACAAATTGTCCTATATGCTATTGTGCAGTAACCTATCAATTAAGAGATTATCATATACAGTATCACGAACAAAATGATCAAAAGTGCGAAAAGTGCGGCGGTAGAGAGGGTATTGTCAGTACCTGACTTATATAGTATACTATTTATATGAGAGAGCCTAAGATTATGAAGATGGACTGGCGGTCATTAGGTTATTGGCCAGTATATAAAGATGGAAAGCTTACATGGGAAAAGGAACCAGATAATGATTAATTGGTTAGTAAATCGTATTTTCAGATGGGATTCATTAAGGCATGCAATCTTTGATGAGGTTAGGCTATATCAGTCTTTAGATAAGACAATGTGGCGGATGGAACATGAAAGCCCAACCAACCTAACCTGGTCGGAAGGCGATAAATTGTACGGATGGACCTTTAATCCAATAAACAAGAGATACTACTTTGACGATATCGGCAACGAATCGCTTATGGGCCTATGGGAAGATCAATGGGCTCGTGAAGCAAAGGAATCTAATGTATAATAGAGAAGTGATTAATAAATGGAAACACCCAATCAAGTATTTTAAGTTCAAGAGAGCTTATACTGCAATGCTTAAAGCTAATGCTAAACATTACAAGAATTAGATCGCAATTAGTGAAATCGGCGGCGGTAGAGCACAATTAGTCAA